GTTGCTGAGTGGCAACATAATAGAACACCCATTGAAGGACAAATGCGTACTATGATGGAAATTTTACAGTACCTCAAAGAGCTTCAAGTACAACAAATTTACTGGAGTGTTGAGAACAACACTATAGGTGAAGCCGCACTTGTAGTAATTCGTGATACTGGCGAGGAGAGTTTTCCAGGAGATTTCCTACATGAACCTAAAAAGATACAAGGGCAAAAAGGTAGAAAAGGTTTTCATACAAGTCATAGAACTAAAATAGAGGCTTGCGTACAATTAAAAAGATTTGTAGAGCAAGATAAAGTAAAATTAAATAGTAAAGCATTAATCAGTGAACTTAAAAACTTTGTTGCCAAAGGAAATAGTTTTTGTGCTAAACCAGGAGAACACGATGACCTGGTTATGGCATTCATATTAGGTGTCAGAATGATAGCATATATTTCAACCTTTGAAGACGAAATATATAATATTGTAAACAGTAACCTCACAAATGCAGAAATCATGATACCCGAAGACGAGTATGATGAGCCCATGCCGTATCTCTAAAATAAGTCTAGAAGATAAATAGTATTGAAGGAGATTTTTCAATGGCTGTAAACACAGGATTGGTATCAGAAAAAATATTCAATTTACTGAAAGGTAAAGGATATGTGGTGAAAAGTTTTAACAAAGACGGAGAGTTAGTTACTGATCCACAAGAAGGCACAAGATTTGCAGTCGCTGAACCAAATTTGTTAGTTCGATTAGATCCTAATACAAGAGAAATTGCTCTTGCAGTAGGTGAAACTGTAGAACATGATGCATTGAGAAATAGTCTCAAAGAATTAGCAAATGATTTTTTATTAACATTCGATTTTAGAATTTTTAATAAAACAATTAAACCAAAGGCTGAGAAAATAGATATATCTCAGTCATCGGAGAAAGATATGGCAGATGTAATGGAAGGTTTCGGTGCAATGACTGGCAGTTCCAAAACAAGTTATCAAGGACTCGATAATGTAAAGATTGTGGTAAAACACAAAAAGCCAGTCAATGAAGAAATCAGAGGTGCTCGTAGTAGAAATATACACAGCGTCTTTATCCAACGTGGCGATGAAAAATTTAAGATGGCTGAAAATAATTTAGCCGCCGCTAGAGCAATGGCTCGCCATATACAAAAAGGTGGTGAAATGTTTGATTCAATAGGTTCAAACATTACCGAAATGGCACAAGAATATCGTAAGTTACAAGAGTTTGTTAGATATGTTAAAACTGCTAATTTAGTAAATGAAAGTAATGAAGATATTGTGAACATTGCATTAGAAAATATATCATCAATTAGAAACACATTCAAGAAACTTGCAGGTACTAAAACTTATGCAAGTACTGTTAACGAAGTTGAATATCGTAATTCAGTTGAAATTTTAGAAGATGATATAGATCTTGAAAGCAAGTTTACTGAAACACACTTTGATGATAGAGTATCAAATGTAGTAGACAGTATTAAAAATGCTATGGCAAGAAGAAAGTCATTTGAAAGTAGAATACAAGAAGCAATCGCTAATGAATCGTTTAGTGGCCTGAAAGATTTAATCAGTGAAAATGACAGTTTAGATTTTACTACACCACATGCAAGACTAGGATATCAAGTAGGACAAATGAGTATAGCGTCTAAAGATGCAATGCTAGGAAATTATCTAAACGGTATCAGTAAGAAATTGTACGGAGGCAACTCTCTTAATCAGTTTGAGTATTCAACTGTGAAAAGTTGTCTACTAAGTGCAAACCAACCTCGTACCAAGAGCAGTGTAGCAGAAAGTGCAGAATCTAGGTATGAGAAGTTTTTAGAACAGTTTGATATACTTTAATTATTAAACGATCCAGAAAAAGCCGGCTTATGCCGGTTTTTTCATAAATAACATTGTTAGAAAAAAGTTTAACAAAAAGGTTGACTTTCTTCTATCTAGGCACTATAATAGAAAAGCAGTAATGCATGCCGCATTACAAACATGGCAAAACATGGCACATATAAGGAGAAAACATTATGGCTTCTAAATTAGATGAAATCCGTGCGAAACTAGCACAAATGGAATCCAAGCCTGGATCCAACAGCTCACAACAGAGCGACAAAGCAATTTACCCACATTGGAATATCGACGAAGGTACTTCAGCGACGCTGAGATTCTTACCTGACTCTGATACTGACAATGCGTTCTTTTGGGTAGAGCGTCAAATGATCCGACTCACCTTCCCAGGTGTTGTTGGTGGCGAAAACAAACCTGTAACTGTTCAGGTACCGTGTGGTGAAATGTATGGTGACAATTGTCCTGTACTCACTGAGGTACGTCCATGGTTTAAGGATGCTTCGTTAGAAGATATGGGTAGAAAGTATTGGAAGAAAAGATCTTACATTTTCCAAGGCTTTGTATCTGAGAATCCTCTGTCAGAAGAGTCCCCAGAAAACCCTATTCGTAGATTTGTAATTTCCCCTCAAATCTTTAACATTATCAAAGCATCATTGATGGATCCAGATATGGAAAATATTCCAACTGATTACGTTAATGGTACTGACTTTAGAATTACTAAAACCACAAAAGGACAGTATGCAGATTATTCAACTTCAAAGTGGGCACGTAAAGAAAGTGCATTAGATGAAGTTCAACTTGCGGCAATCGATCAACATGGATTGTTCAACTTGAAAGACTTCTTGCCTGCACAACCTACAGCAGAAGGTTATCAAGCCATTGCTGAAATGTTCCACGCAAGTGTTGAAGGAGATTTGTATGATCCTGCTAAATGGGGTAACTTTTATAAGCCATATGGCGTAGAAGTTCCAAGCACAGCAACACCGGCTACTAGTGCTCCTGCACAAGCGGCACCGGCTCCAGTTGCTCCTGCACCAGTAGTAGAAAGTACACCTGCACCGGCACCAGTTGCTGAGGCCGCTCCTGCTCCTAGTCCTGCTCCTGCCGCACCAAGTGCAGAAGGAGATGCTGGTAAGAAATCTGCTGAGGACATTCTTAGCATGATTCGTTCTAGACAAAACTAAGGAGTTAACATGCAGAAACCTTTTGACTTAACCAAGTTCAGAACTGGACTGACTAAAAGCATCACAGGCATCAGTGCTGGCTTTTTCGATCCTAAGGATTGGATCAGCACTGGCAACTACACACTAAACTATTTGATATCTAACGATTTCAACAAAGGTATTCCATTAGGAAAAGTCAGTGTGTTCGCAGGTGAGTCAGGTTCTGGTAAATCTTTTATATGTTCTGGTAACCTTGTTAAATCAGCACAAGAAATGGGCTGTCAAGTCGTGTTGTTCGATTCAGAGAACGCACTCGACGAAGAATGGCTACAAGCACTTGATGTTGATACAAGTCCAGAAAAACTATTGCGTATTTCAGTTTCCATGATTGATGATGTAGCAAAAGCCATTTCTGAATTCATGAAAGACTACAAGTCTAATTATGGAGATCTGGAATACGACGAAATGCCTAAACTTGTTTTTGTAATTGACAGTTTAGGAATGTTGTTAACACCAACTGATGTTGATCAATTCCAAAAAGGTGACATGAAGGGTGATATGGGTAGAAAACCTAAGGCGCTGACAGCCTTGGTTAGAAACACTGTTAACCAGATTGCACCTTACCCTATAGCATTGATCGCAACTAATCACACATACGCATCACAGGATATGTTTGACCCAGACGATAAAATCAGTGGTGGACAAGGCTTTATATACGCAAGTAGTATTGTTGTTGCTATGAAGAAACTCAAATTAAAAGAGGATCAAGATGGTAACAAAACTTCTACAGTGCAAGGTATTAGAGCCGCTTGTAAAGTGATGAAGTCACGATACAGTAAACCGTTCGAAGGTGTTCAAATTAAAATACCATATGAGTTTGGCATGGATCCATATAGTGGCCTATTGGAAATGCTAGAAGCAAAAGGTATTGTGGAAAAAGTTGGCAACAAACTGCTTTATACTTCGCCTGTAACAGGTGAGGAAATAAAAGAGTTCAGAAAAGGCTGGACAGGAGACAAACTTCAGGTAATTATAGATGAGTGGGGGCAAAATCCTATTGCACAAAAAGAAGCAGTAGATGATGAAGACCTTGACACTTATGACGATTTATCTGAGGAGTTAATTGATGAGTCCTGAAGTTGCACTTTTAAGCGAGTCTTGGGAATTAGTGAAACCTCACATTCCTGCTAAAGACCGCCTACATGTAGCAGATAGTATGCTACGACTATTTGACGAATCTATCGACATTAGCGAAATCGAAATTTATAAACATGAGTTTGACAAAGTTATGAAAACTGCTATTATAAGTTTTTATGACGATGAAGGACTTGATGACGAATTCGACGATGAAGATGGAGATGAATGGTAAAAAACTATGAGTACTTGGTATAATAAAATTGTTGACGATCTAGGAGTTATTGTAGATTCTATACAATACTTTGAAAATGAATTACATGAAGCCAAGTATGAATGCAGGATTAAGGGCAGTCTAGAACGATCTAGTTCTGCCCTTCCTGGTATTACAGAACATCGCTTTAATCAATTACAAGAGATTGAAGCAATTCTTGAACACTTGAATATTGAGTTACGCAGAGAACGCAGTAAAGTGTTTAGAAAATATCTCGAAAGTTATAACAGACAACTTAGCAGTAGAGATGCAGAAAAGTTTGTAGATGGTGAGGATAGTGTTATTACTCTAACTCACCTAGCAAACCAATATGCCCTATTGCGAAATCAATACCTAGGTGTTATGAAAGGTTTGGATACCAAGCAATGGCAAATAGGTCATATCACAAGGCTGAGAACTGCTGGTATGGAAGACATTGTAATAGAATGAGACCATTAGTAGTTCATAATGCAGTACCACAAAGTTTTTTAGACCACTTAATAGAAATACCAATTGAATGGAAACGTGCTCAAATAAACAATGAGGCAGTTTCTACAGTACGTAGATGTTGGGCAGAAAGTATGTCCTCTCATTCCCTAGTAGAAGCAGTTGTAAAACCATTATTTGAATACTATGAAAATGTAGAGACAAATAACAAGTTTGAAAGCCAGTTAATATTGTATAGAGAAGAAGATGCTGGCAATTATGATTTACATCAAGATGTATTTTATTCACAAGATGATGTGAGAAAGCTCAGCATGTCTATTCTTATTACAGATGATTTTACAGGTGGCGAATTAGAAATTATGGGAGAAGTAATGGAAATACAAAAAGGCGATGCTGTAATATTTCCAAGTTTCTTACCGCACTCTGTAGCACCCGTAAAAACTGGTTCAAGATTATCTTTAGTATCTTGGTTGTACGGCCCACATTGGAAATAGGTTGACATAAACAAATTTGATGCTATACTAGTATTTTTAGTGAGGTATATATGTTACCAATTGGATTACACATAGAAAGTGGTTGGGCAGACGCAGAACGTAAATTACGTGAAGACCAAGTTCGTAGTTTAGTTGGTGCACCTACACTAGAAGAAAGTAAGCAATGTGTTTGCGGCGAGCAGTTAGAAGATTGCAAAGACGCATATGAACACATGACACACGGTTGCTGATTTGCTCGAGTGGTATTTCGTAAATTGGGTTGGACACAGTCCTGTAAATTCCCTAAGTGTACTGCAAACAGCAATTAATTAAGAACTTCTGATTTTCCCACGTTGCGTGGAGGTTTGCACAGAAGAGAAACAACAAAGCCACAACTTGCGAGTCAACCGCACTTGGACTCTCAAAATAGTGCATAAGAGTAGGACCCCCAGATGCAACTGGGGGTTATTTTTGCCCTGTTCGTCTAGTGGTTAGGACACCGGGTTTTCATCCCGGCAACAGGAGTTCGATTCTCCTACAGGGTACCACCTCTAAGTCATTGAATTTACTACAGAAATAAAACGGTTGACATATCTTCAAAATTTGCTATACTATATGCATAGGTTAGGAATTAGGAGTAGAAAATATGCAAACATTAGTTATTCAAACACAACACCGTGAGAACTACGGTGCTCATGATTGGGATGGTAAGGGCGAATGTCCTCAGTACTGGAAGTTCAAGGGTGGTAACACTTATTTTGTTACTGGGCTGACTGGTAAGCAGATCAACAAGATCGCTCAGCACGGTATTCCTACTCTTTCAAAGCTCATTGAGAGCAAGAACGAATATTTCGAAGAATATATCCTGGATTGGGAGATTCGTGACCTTGGTAAAAATGGCGACGGCAAAGGTCCAATTTGCGAACCATGGGAAACTCCAATAGAGTTTTATTGGGGTGGAGACCGTTGGTTATGTCGTACCCATCACACTCCCAGTCCTGAATATAGCCACTATCATCAGGCTATTATTGGCAAGGCTGAGCAGTGGATTCCACTCGAGGGCGGTGATCGTTCTGACTACAAGAGTCAGCTCAAAACCAAAAATGGTTGGTTTGATTATAACCATCCTCAATTAAAAGCGGAAATTGCCGCTTAAAAAGGTTGACAAATCTCAAAGATTTGTTATTATATATACATATTAATTAATTGCTGTGGGAGGCAAGAATATGAAAAAAGTAAAAACGCAAGAGCAAGTTCGCATTATCCAAGGCACTTACAGAAATGCACCTATCACTGATACTGTGTTTCCGTTGGTCAAGCCTAGCACTTTCGGTAAGAAAGGTTTGTTTGTAACAGTTGATGCCAGTAAGGTATTAGGTCCAGACAAAACTGCTATCCGAGTATTACTTGATGATCCAAAAGATATCGAGTATGTAGGACAGGTTGAGGTTGAAGCCGAGGATAAGGTTGAAGAGACCAAAGAAAAAGAAACGCCTGAGCAGGCTATGGATAGAATCAAACGTAGGTTTGCTATCCTTGATGAAATGACTGACGCAGTAGCAAATAGTGTTGTGCGTGGTCTTATTGTTAGTGGCCCTCCAGGTGTTGGTAAGTCTTTTGGTGTTGAAAAGATCTTGGACGAGTATGACATGATGCAAAAGTTGTCTAACAAGCCGCCAAGAACTGAAGTTGTTAAAGGTTCGATGACACCAATTGGTTTGTTCCAAACTCTTTTCAACAATTCAAATGAAGGTGATATTCTAGTGTTTGATGACTGTGATAGCATCTTGTTTGACGAAGTATGTTTGAACATGCTGAAGGCTGTATTGGATTCAGGCAAGAAGAGAACTATATCTTGGAAGTCAGAATCAAATGCTCTGCGTAGGGAAGGCATACCTGATAGGTTTGACTTCAAAGGTGGTGTTGTCTTTATTACTAACGTTAACTTTGAAAACGTTCGTTCTAAGAAGATTCAAGATCACTTAGCGGCTCTTATGTCAAGATGTCACTACATTGATTTGGAAATGGACAGTGTGGAAGATCGTTTCCTAAGAATCAATCAAATTGTACGTGATGGTATGTTGGACGATTACGGTTGGACAACAGAACAAAATACTGAGATTGTAGACTTCATGGTATTGAAGAGTGCAAGGCTCAGAGAGATTTCACTCAGGATGGTTCTAAAGATTGCGGACTTGAGAAAAATGAGTCCAGATACTTGGAAAGAACTTGCAGAATCAACCTGTATGAAACGTGTTGCATAACATTCTCCCACAATAGTTGAGCAACACAAACCCCCCGAAGTAATCTCCGGGGGGTATTTTAATTTTTTAATGGAGTAAAATGAAAGACTTTGATAAAAATTTTCACTTAAATTTTTCACCACTATACTTTGCATTTGTTTTCATGCTGTTTATGTTATGGGCAAGTGAAGCAAACGGTGAGGAAGTAGAGGAAGTATTAGTAGTTGGTGCAGTAACAGAAGAAACACAAACTGAACCAACACAAGATTTTAATATTATAGAAACCATTATGCCAACAGTGAGTTTTGTTGGTGGTGGTTACGGTGGCTTTTCAGGC